CTCCCACATACCGACATTTGATATCCGAGTTGTCGACAACCTCGGTGACACCTATGCAAGGTGGCAGAAACCGCTCGTGGTGAGCCTCGGATATGCGCAGCGTTCGCTGTTCATATTTTAAACCGCTCGTAGGAAAGCTTTCACCCCCTAAATAAAAGAAAAACACTCAAATCAACAACAGAAACAGGTTACAAAGGATCTGCACTAGCAGACTCAACTAAGGATTCCTTCACCTCAGCCAATAGTTCTAACAACACGGAACTACCTTTAACGCCAATAGACTGGTTGCTACAGTCGGATTTTTGATCTTGCGCAAGAAAAATTACTGGTAATTGGACTGGTTTAAATCCAGCCAAGATTATGTATTTTTCCCCACCTTCTGACTCGTTCATAACAGTCAGGTAGTCAATTCCTTCCCTCTCCAGGGCTTGAATCACCAAACGATCCACTACTGGATCCACTATGCCAGATTTTTCCTCCCAAAAATCTCCAAAAGCCTTCATCCAATTGAATCCTATCTTCGAGAATTCAGCACCTACATCACCGGCATATTTCAAAATATCTCTTGCCATTTCTTGCAAGATGGACGAATTGCCCGCCGATAACAACCTAGAAGTTCCGACTGCATAAGTGTGCAATCTGAGATTCTTCCTTATATGAGGGTTATTTCCCGTATATGTACGAGAATTAAGGATAAAATTTTTCATACAAGGAAGTATGACTTGTTCTTTGACGTACAAAGTTTTGGAACAGAAAGAAGCAATATTGTATGCTAGTACAATTTCTTCTGTATTTATAATAAATCCGCTGTGTTCCAACGTCTCCTCCGGTAAGCGAGAAGACCAAGCCAACATCGTATCTCTCATGAGAGATAACTTCTTCTGACAATTACTAAAGATGGTCAGATCATCACCGGAAGCTTTCCCTGAAAACTTTTGTCCGCACAGCTGTTCACACACTCTTTTGAACATAATAGTGGTGTAAGTATTACCAGCTGTTGTCAACGGATCTCCAGACGGCCTACCTCCCTCGGTCTTCGAAATAATTTTGCCAATTGGTGTAAAATATTTAGTCACAATCGTTCGTTGGCAAAGATACTTCAAAGAATGGTTAATAACATTTCGGGGATAACCTAATTGTTCTAACCGTAAAATAAAATAAGGGGCGAGGCGTCTAATCAAATCGTGTTCCACTAAATCTTTCGTTTCTTGATACACTGTGGAATCCATAGCACAAAAATCTGTAGACAGAGTCCAAACTTCATTGTTGGCGTTCCTCTCTGCTAAAAACTTTTCGAGCTTCGTCTCATTGGCTTTGTAAGAATACTCTTTAACGTGAGTACCTAATAGATCGTTCAGCCAATTTGCTACTAGCCAGGGAATGCCAGCAGCCACTTCAGGACGGTTTTGTACAATTCTAGACCTTTTCTTGTCTCCATAAATCACACCGTCAATGATTTTGCCCGGATTGGACAGCTCTTCCCAAGATTTCAAAAATCCTGTATAGTACGTGGGGAAGATCTTTCCACTCTTCTGCAATCTCATGGTTTCCAGGTAAACCTCTTTCTTTTCCTGGCCGAATCCTGCTTTTGTAGCAAGTATTTCCTCACAACCAGGAAATATGACGTTCAAATCGGATCTTGCGACTATAGACAGCAGTCGCACGTTTTCTGCCTTGGCCACTTGTTTTAAATGAACCAACCATTCTTTACTTACTCCAGACTTTGGTCTGAAAATTCTGTTAGAGATGGCATGACACAAATTAACAATAGATTTGTGACAATACGCATAATTGGCAATTTTTGATTGCCCGTTAAAAACCTCCAATCCGGTACGGACTGGAGGATTAGATAGAACTTCCAAAGCGTGTCGACTTTTGTCATGAACATCCGCTTCAGCTAAGAATTGACTGGGAGTCACCATTGCGTCCTTTAAATAATGTTGGACGTTTATGTAACACTTGTTTTTAGTGTTAATTGGATCGACTTCCCCCACTGGCTTCCTGACAAGATAATTCACCAATACCTCGCCGAACCCCGCTAGTACTAGTTTACGATGGTAAACATTGTGTACTCCGGTTGTCATCTCGACTGTACAATCTGGAGGCAGTATGTCATCTGCATCTAATGAACAGTCCTTCAAGCAGTTATTCAATTCTGCTACGAACTTCTCTTCTAAAGAGAATTGATGGCAGCAACAGGCTGCAGCTGCCGCTATAACTAGCGGTACGTCTACTAATGCTGTAATTAAAAGAATAAAAACAACATGAAACACGATCCATATCTCAGCCCATCTAGCACACGATACCAGTTTTGTCAAACTGATATCACCTGCTAAGACGACCTGAGCTCTGAGTCGCGTCCAGATTCTAGTGTCAATGTTGAAATTGTCTATGTGGCGAACCCACACGCACAATTCGAACATCGCTCTATGATAAGAATAATAAGGTAGATTTTCCCTTATTTCTGGAATTGGATCGTCCAGACTTGACAAACGGAATGCCGCTTGTATCAGACGATAAGAGATAGTGCTATGCACTTCTACTCTGGCGATTGTCTCGCTGTTCGCTTTCTTGCGATCGGTAAATTGGCCCAACGCATTAAAAATTTGTGGAATGCGAGGGGTTGAAGTTGGAGATTCCAATCTTGAAGGATTGAATCTCTGGCCTACAAAAGTGCAATATAAAATTGGATCGTTAAGACAGTAGGGTGTCATTACGGTCGAACACTTAACATCATTCGATAATGTTAAATTTGGATGAATGTAAGGATGGCCATTTCCTCGAGCATAAAAAGTTACTGTCGAATTTTCGACAAAGGCCACTCCCTCTTCGTCCCCCAAATAATAAAGACCGTCTTGTTTCGGAAAAACAAGTCCGGTAGCCACGAAGCTGGTTCCGACAGTTCTGCTTTTATACTTATCCATTAATGCGTTCCATTTAGGATGGTCTAAGTACCAAAACATGTCTCCGAAGATGAAGACGATTTGTAAATCGTCGTTAGATAACCCGTCTTCTCTTCTTTTATTCCCCCAGTCTCCGATTGCTTGTTGGAGCTCTGCCTCAAAGTGCGAAAAATTAAATGTCCCCTGACACTTGCCGACGGCTTGGGCATTCGCAATTGAGTGGCTAATCTTCACAAAAACCCCCTCAGTGTTCAAAGTCTGAGCTTTTGTGGCAGCCATGTCCCTATTGTTAGTTATGTACTCGAAATCCATATTGGTTACGTTCTGTCGGTACAATAAATATCCTGCTCCTCTAGTTGAATTGGTTGCAGGTATTTCCTCATGCTTTCCGTTAGCATTTGGTCTAGCGCTCTTCCAAAAGAATTTATTTCTAATGAAAGCTAGGGAGTTCATGTACTTGGATTGGACGTCCACGTACAGAGTTCGAGAATCGCAGCCTATTACTGCATTAGCGGCTAGGTTTGCCACTAATCTGCACGCGCCGTGCGAAGAATTCCCCTCGATATGATTGAAATAATCCGAGGGTTTTCCACTAGTGCATCTGGATGCAAAAGCGAATATACCCGCGTCTTTCTGGAAGAATCTCCCAATCACACCCGGAGCGAGAAGTTTCTTACAAACTGTATCACTCCAACCTGCGAGAACGTGAAACTTTGGTTTTGTTCCGTTCTCGACCATCAGTCCCAAAGCCAAGGCTTTGGTTCTAATGGGTTTATTAAACATTAGCTGCGGTAAGACTGTTTTGCTACAGTCTTCGCAGAGATTATCCAAACTATGGACTAACGAAACCAATGATGCATTCCAAAAACCATGTCTAATTGTCGCTGTTAATGAGGCAGCTCTAATCAGATTTTCACGATTTTCACAATGATCACAAGTACTCGCTAGACTAATTGCTTGTCTAAACTTGTTGAGCAGCGTATGGCTAAGTTTTGTTAGCGCGGTTGATGCTGCTTGCTGCTCAATTTTTGTTGAAAATTGAGGAGTCTTACTTCGCGTCTCTTTGACGTTCTCCAACTGCTGTTGTTTTTGTATAGCTTTTCGGGCATTTACTTCTTTTTGGGTATCAGCTTTCCCCATTTTGGTTCGAACGACTCTAGCGTTTTTGGTACTCAGCATTTGGCTGGTAAACTTGTTCAAATCTTCTTTGACTTGAATGTCCTCTCGGAACAACTCTTCCCATCCGCTTCCCATCTTATCCTCCACCGGTTTCGTCTCGAATATCTCCTCCACTTGTTTGGCTTCATCACTTGCCACCGGCTCGACCATATTCAGCTCCACACAAAGTCCGGCGTGAGCCATTCCCTGCTTAGTAGTTGCTGACACTACTAATTTCCCTCTCATCTTGCCCTCTACCAAACTGAGCAATTGACCTACCACACCACCTCCTACCCCATAATATTGCGGCGTTATATACGTTTCAGTGTTGGAAGCTAATGAGACTCCCAAACTTAACGCTTTAAACGCGCAATACCCTTCACCGGGCCAGAACACGACTTCATTCATCATCTTATCAAACGTAGCATCCCAGCCATTCGTATTAAGAATTTTCAAACCCTGACTTGAGGGCTTGAAGGCTGCGATCCTATCGTCTAACAAGGACAGACTCTCTATCTCAGCCAAGAATTGAACTGGCGCTAACCAATTCTCTTCCGCTGTTGTCACAACTAACTTCTTCAATGGCTTCTCGTCCAGCACCACCTCGGTGCCTTTCATAGTTGCCACTTCCTCAAACCTCACTGGCTTTCTCGAAGTGAGAGTAAATTGTGTGAGATTCGC